GAAGAGGACCAATCTTAACTATGGGACCATCGAATCCAACCTGAACTGCACGGAGACCTTGTGGATAGTGTTCGTCTGGAAGTGCGAGATGCTCATACACACTGGTTCGAGGGTGGCTTGAGTCTCCTGCATTCCCTGAACCTGTTTGAAGAACTCCTGAAGCTCCACCGAAACTAGCTGTTAGATAAGCGAGAGAGTCGAGATAGACCTGACCTAACCTATGCTCCTTGTCAGGGTGTATCTTCTCTTTGAACCCCGGCCACTGTTTCTTAGCAAGTTCAACGTCATAGGTGCGGATTATTGTAACTTCCTGATGCTGTCTCCAATCACGAATTCTAGGATCAAGACGAATCTCAAACGGAGAGATGATTTCCGTGCGAAGGCGTCCGACGGGCATAGGGTGGTTTGAGAAAGAGGTTTGAGGATGATTAGGACAGGTCTGTTTGTTCTCTTCAAATTCTCTTGGGCTGAACTCTTCGGGGTTCTCTGGGTCCTCCTCTACGCTTGCATCACAAACTTTATAATCAACCATCCCGAACTTTTTATCGTAGTCATAGTAGTTATAAAGAAAAGCGTTTCCAGTCAGAGCAACCCAAGAGGCCAACTCAGGCCGAAGTGTATCTGCCTCGGACTCCTCGTAGAGAACATCCCGGTTGCGCTGTGAAACTTCTGCCGTGGCGATGTCTGGTGGATCGTCAGTGGCGGGTTCGTAGTTCATAGGGACCCGTCCTTGAGAAAAGGCAGAAACGATGTCATTGATTTTCTCTGCGAACTTGTTGGCAACAGGGGTAGGAAACCAGATAGGAAGCCTCTTCGGTCTCCAGCGCCGGGTGGTGTTGTCGAAGATGATCCATTGGCGACCAGCGTAATAGAGGATGTTCCGAAACCACTCGCGCTCAAAGTAGGTCCGGTAGGTATCGTCGATTTGCTTGAGGCGCACGATCTTCTGCTTGACTATATGGATAACCTTTTCGTCATTAACGTCGTAGGGGTCTTCCGGTATGTCCCGGGGCTGAAGAATTTCAATTTCAGGCATCCACCGCCTCCTTTTCCTCTATCTCTTCTTCAAATGCAACTACTTTCGTCTCCTCCGTGAAAGCCTCACTTAGCTCCTCCATCATCTTATCAGATTGTAGCTTACGTTTGTCAACCCTGGACTCTCCAAGATCACTAACTGGAGGGGAGCCGTGGATCGCCATGTAGGAGTCCATAGTACGATCGGCTCGATTTCTCTCACGGACTGTATCATCCCTACCGAGGTCGATTTCCTTTAGAAGATGATTGTACTCCTGTTTTCTTATAATCATCCATCCAAACATTTTAGTCCTCTCCTCCCCAATCGAATTTTCCTCCCGCCATTGTTAGCTCGGGTGCGGGGAAACGCTTGTCTGTGGGGGTTTCTTCTAAGCTTATTTCTGATCCAACAAGTCTGCCTTTACGGATTTGGTTCCTCAGTTCCAGCCTCTTGTCCATCGCGTCCCATTCCCGAGCAGACAAAGGGTCCTTCTTCCTCAACTCCTCGCGCTTGTAGTTTATCACCTTGAGCTTTGAAGGGTTGGGACGAGCTTGTAGGAAATACCGAGTAGCGTCACAGGGATGGTCGTCCACTTTTTTAGGCTTGAGTCCGTTGTCATCCCAGACGTAACGGTCGAAACACTTTCTAGCGTACCGGAGATGATTCATAATGAAAAATCTGGGGGAGCCTTTTCCTATGACTTTCTCCAATACATGCCGCGGTTGAGTTTCCTCGTACCAGGAAGGAAGGGCGGCTTTTGGGTTTATATGAATATAGCCACCGGTGCGAAGGATACCGGGACGAACTTGTTTAGCTGCGGGGCGACAGTGAATTCCATACTCACCTAGCTCCAACATAGCGAGTTTGTTCTCCCAGTCTATCACCGTCATAATCCGGTGCTTGTCTACAAACGGAACTTTGAACTTGATCCAATCCGCAACCTCCCGGGTGTTAACGGTAGGTCGCGAGAATTCATCAAATGCAATCACATTCCCCCAAGGGTCGATGGAGAACAACATAACCGACCAGGGAGCAGGAGTTCCACCAACGTCGATTCCAATGCCAATATTCCAACCTCTTTGGAGAACGTCGAATTTCTCTATATTGTGAACGGAGGTGAGATTATACTCACCGTAGATTTTACCAGAGAAGTCTTCAAAGGAACAATCAACATACCGCCGGACCCATTCGATTGGCATGGTGTCCCGTAGATGCTCAAAGTAATTGTCGTCTACAAAACCACCATTACTCTTTTTATTCTCCTCGGCTTTTACCGCGATGCCTAAGTGCTGCCCTTTAGGATAGGTGTGTAAAAGCTCGCCCGGCTCAAAAGGACGAAGTTCGGAAAAGAACTTTTCATAAATCCAATCTTTCCCCGCTGGGTTCAAAGCCCCGAAAGCAAAACGTTTTTTAGCCCGCGGCAAGCGTAGTCTTCCTAAAAGCGTATTCCAGTGTTCTTCCTCGCACTCTTCCAATTGGTCAATAGCGAACCAACCTAAGTTAGTAGAGGTGATATGGCGTCGTTTTGGGTTGGGGTCGTGGATGTGACGGAAGATAATGGTAGAGCCGTTTTTAAGAGTAAGTTTCTTACGAGCTTTTTGATAGCTTTTAATCCAGGAGGTAGGACACACCTCAAAGAAGGACGGCATGGTAGAGTCTTCAAGGGAAGCCGCAGTGTACCGGCCAATTAAACCGGCGTTACCAGGATAATACGCAGAGAGAACCAAAGCTCTAATGCAAAGGGCGTAGCTTTTGCCTGATCCCCACCCACCGGCAAGAGCGGTATATGGAGCAGAAGAGAAGACGAACTTACGCTGGGAGGGCCGAAGTTGTCCCAGAGTGTTTTCTAGAGCTTGGATTGTACGCGGCTTTGGGGCATCAACCATTAGGTTTTAAGACCAAGTTTGAGAGACGGGGAATAGTTTTTCCTTAAACCGATGAGTCCGAATTGATCGGATTGGTTCCTACGGCCTAGTTTCTTTTGACGTTTGCCGGGGCCTATGACCGGACCTGCTGGACGTGGGAGGGTATCAATACGGGCGTCTTCGGTTCGTCCTGTTGCTCGATAGTTACTCATTAGGTAGTGAGTTGGAGCCGGGTGGTTTTCTTTGGGCATAGTTTAGTCCATTACAAATTCAAATCGAGATAACCACTCGTAGGGCCTTTATGAGACTGCGGTACGATCACTCCCTCTTCCGCACTTATCTTCCCAAGAGACTCTCTAATCTGCCTCTCTCTCAAGATCACGGACTTCTCTAACGTAAACCTCGAATCATAAATAAAATGATAGAAATTCCGTTCAAGGAAACCGTAGATTCTCGTGATTGGAACGAAGTACCCAAGGTGAGTAATCGCCTGAGACCCAAACACCACAGAGATTAAAGAAGGAATTCCTATAAACTCAAATCCTCTAGTGCTAGGTCGAAATACAGCCCCTCCGCTGTTCCCATAAATTGTCAAAGCTGTGGACATCCAATAGGAATAGTTATCAATCACGTCGTCCATGTAGGATAGATGCCCGTGGGTAACTACAGGAGCGTGTCCCAAAGCCGCACCAGAGGCCCAGACCTCATCGTAGAGGTGGATGTTCTTAATCTCTGAGCGGGGGTACAGTTTAGCGATAAACTTCGCGGCTTTTTCGTTGTCGTCCAGTTCGAGTAAAGCTAGGTCTTCCGCGCCGTCATAGGCGACTATGTTCGCGCTGATCGCCACCTGACCGACATTTCGAGAAAGGTCGTTGTACTCGAAGAACTCAACCCAAGGCTTTCCCAGGACCTCCTTGTCAATCTTTCTCTTTAGTACAGGGTCCCAGACCTTAGCGATTTTAATGAGGTCAGAAACGACATGATGGTTGGTAAGAACAAAGGTGTGAAAGTTTCCGGACTTGTCCTTCCTAGAATAGATAACGGTTCCTGATCCGGTGGCTTTTCCTGAACGAACCCGAACGACCGGATAGAGCATTTCTTTGTGCTTCTGTTCAACACTTGAGCCGTAAGCAAAAGTGCTCAATAGGCAAATGACCGCGGAACTAATGAACAGTTTCTTTATGTTCTCCAACATCCTCTTCTCCTTTGTCTTCTTTTTCCAAACCCATCTCTTCCAAACCCTTTTCCATGCCTGCAATTTTAAGAGACTCGATCTTCTCCTCGATCTTCTTCTCACCGAGTAGGAACTTACCCAGAATCCTTGCACCTGTCTGCATGAGGTCTTTGTCCCCACTG